TGGCATACTGGTATTTTATTGGAACATTGAAAATCTGTTGCATCAAAAGGCGGCTCTCAAAACGGATCGCTTTATTAACACGCTCATAATTTACAGCCGCTGAATGAAATAAATAATGTTCCCAGTATGACATCTCGCCTCCAGCACCACTCCACCGCATCTTTCCAATGCCAGTGACGCGCTGGACCATACGGCCCAATGCCGTGATAATCGGGCAATTTGGATACATCGCCAGGAGCGAGAATCCCTTCGCTCTCAGCAAATCCATCATCACACCGACACCACCGCGCAAAAGGGGCGAGTGGGTCCACCCGGTGGCGCACAGAACGTACGCCGGGTCCGCAATGTTTTCCAGCACATGCGGATCGAAAAAGAGCTTGCAGAAGCCAGCCTCGCCCACTGTTGGGGCCAGCTTCAATTTTGCGCGAAACCCAAGTGAAGCAAACTCTTCCGCAGCAAGTGTCTGAGTGACACCACTACGATCGTGAAGAACAAACACACCATCATCACCCTCGACCACCCCATCAGCGGTCCAACCGTGCTCGTGGGCAAGGAACAGCCAGAGCATGAGGTTGGTAAATCCGTTTCCCAGACTCGTGCACATATCTCCGGACATGCGACACCCATCGACTTTTGCCGCCACGCCTCGAAACGAGCAGCGGTTTCTGCCAGCGAGTGCAGCCCGGATGTGGCCTGGGACGTCAGCTGCGGGCCCAACGAGCCCACGAGCGAGGTGACTGTAGAGCTGAAACTCGACAGCACGGAAAATGGCAGGGCTAATGAGTGACTCAAAAGCTGTGAAATCACTGGAGTGGAAGGGTCCTGCTGTGGCGCCAAAACGTGACTGAAGAAAAGATGGACGGTCAGCAACAGGCACATGCTTGACAAAATAACGACCAGCATAGGACGCAGGGTCGAAAAGATGTCGCTCCACCGCGGCAAAGAACGGGCCTGTGTGGCACTTGAAGGCATCAGATCTGGAATTGATAAGGCGCGCGTGTTTCCACTCACCATAGGTTTCAGCCTTAACAAAACTTTTACACCTGTAGTCATGAGAGTCGAGTACAGGGTGATCTGCGAAAACACGCCGGAGCTCATCGCGCCGAGCGCCAGAATAGTGTGTATTCTCCAGCCATTTCTCAAATCCAAGGTCCACATCGAAAGGCAGAACTGGCACGTGTCTGCGAATCCAAGCGCGCACGAAAGCGCGAAGTCGTCGTATGCGCCGAGGATCAGCCTTCGGAGGTTGGCGCCCAAACCGTTTAAGGATACCACAGACAACAGTGCCAGGGTCATCACGATCCACCATTGGGAGGGCGTGGCCGACCACAGCAATCCCCAGATCACGCTGCACAGGCCGCCGATGGCGATCGACACCCATGGCGCGAATGCGGACGGCAAGACTCCTCTTGAGGCCCCTGGGCAAGTCAAGAGGAGCTTCCGTGCTGGTGTAACCAACACAGTACCGTCGGGCAAAGCCGCGTCCAACGTGTAGACCGCCTCGTACTGAAAAATCTCCTGCCCTTCCCTCTCCCACAGCCGGTAGAAGAGGATCGTTGATTCGACCACCCGCGACACATCGGGCCTACCGCCCGTGACCACATCTTGAAGATTGATAGTCCTTGCTCTGTTCGCAAACGCAGTCAGGAGATCCTGACTGACCGTCTGCCCTTGGAACTGGGACTTGAGGTGGTAGAACAATGCTGCAGAGACGATGATCGTCACCAGCCTACCTCCTGCCTCAAGATCAACCTCCCACAACGATGGGTCAGCATCACGAAGTTTCGACGGCAAATGGACCGAATCCCTCTCGTCGAGCGGCAACCCGCGTTGGTCCAACACCGCAGGTAGGTGCCTATAGTTGATATTCGCAACTTCTGCACCCGTATACACCCGATCCAACCATTTACTGCACGACAACACTGCCGACGCAATTGTCATGAAAAATGGGATCCTGTGTTTCGCCGCCCGATCACGGAACGCCTCCGCCTCCTGTGTCTGGACACTGCTGAATTTCTTTACCGGCGGCAGTTCCTTTCGTTCGCCGGTGTAGGGGAGCACACCTG